GGCTTGCGCGCATCGCGCCGAAATTAGACCGATTTTTTGGAAGTGGGGAATATGCCACCTGGGCGGCCCCGAAAGCCGGTTGAGCAGAAGCGGCTTGTCGGTCGTTCATCGACGACCGATGTCAGCGGACACAAGTTGCCTGAGCCTGTTGTGACTCTGGCCGCCGCCGCGGCGATACCGCCGGCGCCGAGCTCACTCGGAGATGCGGGTCGCAGGGTTTGGGACCGGTTGTGGACTGCCGGTCAGGCGTGGCTGTCGCTGTCGACGGACGCGGATGTGTTGACGCGGTTGTGCGAGGCACATGACGAGCGGGACGCGATCCGGGACCAGATCGCCCAGGACGGGCTCATGGTGTTGGGGTCAATGGGCCAGTCACGTCCGCATCCGCTGTTGTCGCATGTGCGTGCGCTCGAGGCGCAGATGACGCGCTGGGAGATTGAGTGCGGCTTCACCCCGGCCGCTCGGTCGAAGCTGGGGTACGCCGAGGTGAAGCGGGTCAGCAAGATCGACGAGCTGATGGCCCGGCGGCGCAAGGGATCGTGACCAGGGTTGCTGGTTGGCCGCCACGATGGCTGACGCCGACGCCCGCTGCGGCGCTGCGGCGTTCCCGCGGCCCCGAGACGTCGGACTTCATCGACACGTTCTGCCGTGTCACGAAGGACTCCATCGGTGGCCGGTCGGGCGACCTGGTGTCGCTGCGAGGTTGGCAGCGCCAGCTCATCCGGCACGTGTTCGCTGTGCGGCCGGATGGTCGCCTGCGCCATCGGCAGGCACTGATCGGTGTCGCACGCAAGAACGGCAAGGCCCTCGATGTCGCCACGCCCATCCTCACTGGCGATGGTTGGCGCAAGATGGGCGATCTCCGGCCCGGGGATGCCGTCCACACCACGGATGGATCATTGGCCAGGGTTGCGGCCGTCTCCCCTGTGTGGACGGACACGGATTGTTACGCGGTGCGGTTCGCGGACGGCGCTGAACTGGTCGCCAGCGCCGAGCATCTCTGGACGGTCAACGATCGGCTGCGGGCTACGGCGCGGACGGTGACCACGCGCGAACTGGCCGCCACGCTCACCTGGGGCACGCGTGGCGATCGTCGCTACACGGTGGACGTTCCGAAAGCCCTGGAGCGCGCTGATGCCGACCTTCCCGTCGACCCGTATGTGCTGGGACTGTGGCTCGGCGATGGGGCCACCGCCGCCGGCCGCATCACCAGTGCGGACCCTGCGGTGTTCTCGGCGATAGAGTCCGCCGGCTATTCGTTCGGCGCGAGCTACAGCGCGGGGAAGGCGCAGACCAGGCAGGTATATGGGTTGCAGGTGCAGCTCAGGGAACTCGGCGTGCTCGGCAACAAGCACATCCCCGATCCGTATCTGACGGCGTCGATGTCGCAGCGGATGGATCTTCTGCGCGGACTGATGGACACCGACGGAGCTGTGACGATCGGGCCGAACACGCCTCGCGTGGAGTTCTGCAACACCAGCCGACAGCTCGCCGACGGGGTTCTGTCCCTGGCCAGGTCGCTCGGATGGAAAGCGTCACTCAAGGAGTCGCGGGCAAAGCTCTACGGCCGCGACTGTGGACCCAGGTACCGCGTCTGCTGGACGGCGCACCGCGGCAGGTCGCCTTTCGGGCTTGCCCGCAAGACCGAACTACTCCACGATGAGCCGCAGCGGCCGACCCGCGCTCGAACCAACGCCGTTGTCGATGTCGAGCCCGTTCCGACTGTCGACACCGTGTGCATCGAGGTGGAGCACCCGTCTGGCGTGTTCCTGGCCGGCGAGGCCCTGACGCCGACGCACAACAGCGCCCTCGGCGCGGGGATCGCGTTGGATCACTTGTTGTTCGCCTCGCCGGGGTCCGAGGTGTACTCATGCGCCGGGGATCGTGAGCAGGCGCGGATCGTGTTCGGCACCGCGAAGCGGATGGTCGAGCTGGACCCGGAGCTGAGCGAGCGACTGAAGTTGTACCGGGATGCGATCGAGCACACCGAGGCCGGGTCGGTCTACAAGGTTCTGTCGGCCGAGGCGTACAGCAAGGAGGGACTGAACCCGACGCTCGTCTTGTTCGACGAGGTTCACGTTCAGCCGAACCGCGAGTTGTGGGATGTCATGGCGCAGGCCATGGGCGCCCGCATCGAGCCGCTGATGATCGGGATCACCACCGCCGGTGTCCGGTTCGACGGCTCGGGCCAGGACTCGTTGTGCTACAGCATGTATCAATACGGCAAGCGGGTCGCGTCCGGCGAGGTTGACGATCCGTCGTTCTTCTTCGCCTGGTGGGAACCGAAGAACCCGGATGCCGATCACCGCGATCCGAAGACGTGGCGCGAAGCCAGTCCGGGCCTCGGCGACATCGTCTCCGAAGAGGACTACGCGGCGATGGTGATGAAGACGCCGGAAGCCGAGTTTCGGACGAAGCGCTGCAATCAGTTCGTGGCGTCGTCATCGTCGTGGCTCCCGGTTGGCGCGTGGGATTCCTGCGAGTCGGACGCCGACATTCCCGACGGCACCGAGGTGTGCCTGGGGTTCGACGGGTCGTTCAACAACGACTCAACCGCCCTGGTTGTGGCGACATGCGAAGAGAAGCCGCACGTCGGGGTTGTCGAGTGCTGGGAGCGGCCCGCGGAGGCCGCCCAGGACTGGGCCGTTCCGATCGTCGACGTCGAGGATGCGATCCGGGCGGCGTGTAAGCGGTGGACGGTTCGCGAGATTGTGTGCGACCCGTACCGGTGGGCACGGACCTATCAGGTGCTGGAGGACGAGGGCCTGCCGATTGTGGAGTATCCGCAGTCGCCGTCGCGGATGACGCCTGCGACGCAGCGGTTCTACGAGGCTGTGATGAACAAGGGGTTGACCCAGTCGGGGGATCAGCGCCTGGCCCGGCATATCGGTAACGCTGTCCTGAAACAGGATTCGCGGGGCACGCGAATCATGAAGGAAGCCAGGAACAGCGCCCGCAAGATCGACCTCGCCGTGGCGGCCGTCATGGCGTTTGACAGGGCCGCAACGCCGGCTGAGACCGTTGACGTTTGGGGATTCCTATCGTGACAGCAGCGCAGAAGGTGTTCGCCGCGGCCGCCGCTCTGGTAGTGGTGTCGATCGCTTTGGTGGGCATCGGCGTTGGCCTGGTGGCCGGTGCCGGTTATGCGCTTATTGCTACGGGTGGGCTACTCGGCGTTTCTGCTGTGGGTGCTGGAGTGTTACTACTGCGAGAGCCTGACGGGCGCGGGGCATGAGCCTGCTGGACAGGCTCACCGGCGGCCAGTCGGAACGCATGACCATCAGCGAGTACGCAAAGCTGGCCAACACGTTCACATTCGGCGGGATCGGGTACAACCACGGCGGCCTGACGACCGGGGTGCAGCAGACCCTGGCGGGGCGTACGACGGAGGTCGCGCCCAACAATTTCGCGGGACTGGCGACTCACGCGTTCGCTGCGAACGGCGTGGTGTTCGCCTGCATGCTGGTACGCCAGCTGGTGTTCTCGTCGGTGCGGTTCCGTTGGCAGCGGCTGCGCGACGGGAAGCCGTCGGACATGTTCGGGTCGCGCGACCTGGAGATCCTGGAGCGGCCGTGGATCGGCGGCACCACTCAGGACATGTTGTCGCGGATGATTCAGGACGCCGACCTGGCGGGCAACTCGTACTGGACGATCATCGACGGCGAGTTCGTCCGGATGCGTCCGGACTGGGTCGATGTGGTCGTCGAGGAGCGGCTGCACCCCAGTGGCGGCCGGATCGGGTGGCGCAAGATCGGCTACCTGTACTGGGATGGCGGCCGAGGCACTGAAGGCAACACGGTGGCGTTGCGGGCGGCCGAGGTAGCGCACTTCGCCCCGATTCCCGACCCGCTGGCCGGTTATCGGGGGATGTCCTGGCTGACCCCGGTCCTGCGGGAGATCCAGGCCGATCAGGCGATGACGCGCCACCAGCGGGCGTTCTTCGACAACGGCGCCACCGTGAACATGGTGATCAAGCACAAGGAAGGCGCGAACCAGGCTGCGGTGGAGCGGTGGGTTGAACAGTTCGAGGAGAAGTTCACCGGCCCGTCCAACGCCTACAAGACGTTGCAGATTTACCCCGGGGCTGACGTCACGATGGTCGGCTCGAATCTGAAGGACATCGACTTCAAGAACGTCCGCGGCGGAGGGGAGACCCGTATCGCTGCCGCGGCTGGGGTTCCCCCGGTGATCGTCGGCCTGTCCGAGGGCCTGGCGGCGGCCACCTATTCCAACTACGGGCAGGCTCGTCGCCGTCTCGCGGATGGCACCGCGCATCCGCTGTGGCAGAACCTGGCCAGCTCCCTGGAGCATGTGATCAGCAAGCCCGCCGGCGCCGGGACTGAGATCCGGCTTTGGTATGACGCCGACAATGTGCCGTTCCTGCGGGAGGACGAGCGCGACGCCGCCGAGATCGCCAAGACCCGCGCCGAAACGATCAGCACCCTGATCACCGCCGGCTACGAACCGGACTCCGTAGTGGTCGCCGTGGGCGCAGGCGATCTGCGGCTGCTGCGGCATACCGGACTGACCAGTGTGCAGCTTCTACCGCCGGGCCAGGCGGCCAATCCGAGCGATGGAGGTACGGCCCAATGACGAGAACGCTTGTGGGCGCTGCCGACCCGCCTGAACATAACGAGAAGCGAACCGAGCGGCCACCACTGAACGGTGTGCGCGAGGCGCCTTTCACGCTGCGCTCCGATGATGGCGAAGAAAGTGACGGCCTGACCCTCGACGGGTACGGGGCGGTGTTCAACAGGCTCACGGCGATCGACTCATGGGAGGGCCGGTTCCGTGAGCAGATCGCGCCGGGGGCGATGAAGCGGTCATTCCGCGAAACTCCTCCGATCGTCCAGTTCGACCACGGCCGCTCCAGTCCCATCGGGTCGATTCCGATCGCGAAGCTGGAACGCATCGCCGAGGAGTCCGACCCCGTGCTGGCGCCAGAGGGTGGCGCGCACATCGTGGCCAGGTTGTTCGACAACTGGCTGGTGCAGCCGGTCAGGGATGCCATTGCGGCTGGGGCGATCTCGGGAATGTCATTCCGGTTCAGCGTGGTCCGCGAGGCGTGGACATACGCCGACGGGAGCCCGATCCGCAGCGAGGACGCGCTGCGCGAGGAACTGCGGCGCACCGCCATCGAAGGCGTTCCCGACGATGAGCTGCCAATTCGCACCCTCAAGGAGTTGCGGGTGCCCGAGATGGGTCCGGTCGTGTGGCCGGCCTACGCAGAGACTTCGGTCGGCATACGGTCCCAGGTCATCGACCTGGGTCGTTTGGATGACCCTGAGCAGCGCAAGCTGCTCGCCCGCGCTGTGTTCATCGTGGACACGGCGCAATCCGAGGAAACCGACGCGCAGCAAGACACCGCCCCCGTGGCCGCAGTCAAGCACCCGCCGGCATCCGACGACGCGCAGCGATCCACCAGCGGCCCGGTAGGGCCGTCCGTAGGTGAGCACCCGTCGACACCGCGCCGCCTCAGCAGTCATCAGCTTCGACTGATGAATCAGCGCGACCGATTACTGCACCTTCGAACAATAGGAGAACGATCGCGATGAGCGATGTAACCATCGAGGGTCCGACCCTCACCTACAGCCAGGCCCGCAACCGCGCCGACGAGGTCCATGCCCGCATGGAACAGATCGCGGAACTGGACAACCCCACCGACGAGGAGAATGTCGAGTTCCGTTCTCTCGGCGAGGAGTTCGACACCCTCATCGGCCACATGACCAGGCTGGAGCGCGAGGCCGAGCTGGCCCGCATCCGCTCGGCGCACACCCAGGTCGTCAGGCCCGGCCAGCCCCGCCTGCGGGTCGAACCCGGCTCGTCGCAGGGCGCCCGCTCCGAGTATGACCGCGACGCCATTATGGAGCCGGATTCGATCGAGGACTGCCGGTTCCGTAACCCGTGGGATCTGTCGGAGGTCCGCACCTACGGCCGCGACCGCGGCGAGGTGAACTCCGAGCTGCGCGCCCGCGCGCTGTCGGCCATCGAGAAGATCAAGGGCACCAGCGACGACGTGCGCCAGGCCGCCACCAAGATCATCGAGAGCTACGACGAGGGCGGCAAGCTGGCCCGCCAGTGCCTGCTCACCTCGAGCCCGGCCTATACCCGCGCCTGGGCGAAGATGGCCACCAACCCCGACGGCGCCATGCTGACCAGTGAGGAGCAGCGGGCCGTCGATGAGGTGCGCGCGATGAGTCTCACCGACGACGCCGGGGGGTACCTGGTGCCGTTCCAGCTCGATCCGACGGTGATCATCACTTCGGCCGGCAGTCGCAACGACATCCGGCAGTTCGCCCGGCAGGTCGTGGCCACCGGCGACAAGTGGCACGGCGTGTCCTCGGGTGCGGTCTCATGGTCGTGGGACGCCGAAGGCGCTGAGGTCAGCGATGACGCCACCACCTTCGCTCAGCCGACGGTCGACATCTTCAAGGCATCCGGGTTCGTGCCGATCTCCATTGAGGCGCTGCAGGACGAGGCCAACGTCACCGCCGAGGTCGCCAAGCTCTTGGCCTTCGGCAAGGACACCCTCGAGGCGACGGCGTTCATCACCGGCAATGGCACCAGTGCACCGACGGGCATCGTGACCGCCCTGGACGGCACCGCAGCGGAGAAGTCACCGGCCACCCCGGAGACGTTCGCCCTGGCCGACGTCTACGGCGTCTATGACGCCCTGGCCGCCCGGCACCGCGGCAACGCCTCATGGCTGGCGAACAACCTGATCTACTCGCGGATCCGGCAGTTCGACAGCAACGGTGGCGCGGGCCTGTGGGAGACCGTCGGCAACGGCCGCCCTGCAAATCTGCTGGGGCGTCCGGTCGGCGAGGCTGAGGCGATGGACGGCAGCATCAACGCTGCGGCCACCGCCGACAACTTCGTCCTGCTGTTCGGCGACTTCTCCAACTACGTCATCGCCGACCGTATCGGTATGAGCGTCGAGTTCATCCCGCATCTGTTCCACACCACCAGCAACCGGCCGTCCGGGTCGCGCGCCTGGTTTGCGCACTACCGCGTCGGCGCCAATGTCGTCGACGCCGGCGCGTTCTCGCTGCTGAACGTGGCTACCGCGGCATAGGCAGCGTCTGGTGTGGCGGCAGCCGGGCCGGATTCGCAAGATCCCCGGCCCGGCTGCCGCGCACACCCCCAACCTTCCCAGCCTGCCAAGCATCCAAGGAGTCCCTGTGGCCATCGTCCGCGCCAAGGAATCGTTCGCCTATACCGACACCGCCGGGGTGCCGCGCGTCGTGACCCCCGGCCAGCTGTTCGACGGTGCCGACCCGTGTGTCGTCAAGCGCCCCAACCTGTTCGAGCCGGTCGAGGTTGCCGTAGAGCGGCGTCGCGCGACCGTAGAGGACGCTTCGGCAGTCCCAGGCGAGCACCGTTCGGTGAGCACCCGCAAGCCCGCCACTAAGCGCGCGGAGGCAGCGGCGGCGGCGTTCCGCAAGGGCACCG